AAATTAAAAATAAAGAAATTAAAAAAATAAGTAAAAAAAAATAAGTAAAAAAAAATAAGTAAAAAAAAAATAAATAAAAAATAAAATAATTTTTTTAAAATTAAATAAAAAATAATAATTAAAATTTTTTATAATAAGTAAAAATTATGAAAGGTAAAGAAATTACTTTTTATTCCAATATAATTTTTTAGATAATTATACATTAAAAAATAAAAAGTATATATCAGATAATATTTTTACTATGAAAGTGTTACAAATAGAGATAGCAAGATTTATTATGAAAAATTGAATTTTAATAATTTAATATAATATATTAAAAAAAACATGTCTAATATATCTTCAATTACTGAAAAGCAATTAATTATAAATAATATTATAAATAATGTAAATGTATTAAGATTTGCATCTCCAGAATTAACAGATAATTATGAATTTATGATTAATCTTATAAAATTAAATTTTAAAGCAATTGAATATGTTTCTTCTAGATTATTACAAGATCCTGAATTTTGTAATATAATAATTAGAAATATAATCAATATTCCATTTAATGATGAAGAAATTATATTAACACTTTTTGATAATATTGATTATTTTAATGAAGATAATATGGCTTATATTATTTATAATATTTCACATAAAATTTTCACTATAAAGTTTATATTAAAAATAATATCAATAATTGATAATAATACATTATCAATTATGATGAAATATATACCATATGAATTTAAAAATAATGAAATATTTATTTTAGATATAATTAAAAGTGGTGGTATTAATAATTTACATTTTGCATCTGATACATTGAAAAATGATCAAGATTTTATTATTAAATTAATAAGAGAATTTGATTTATCGTTATTTGATGTATCTGAAAATATGCTCAATAATAAAGATGTTGTGTTGAATTCAGTTAGAAGAGATGGTTATCAATTACAATATGCATCTAGTTTATTACTTGATGATCCAGAAGTTGTTATGGTTGCAATTAAAAATTTTATTCCTGCATTATATTATGCATCCGAAAGATTAAGAAAAGATCAAGATTTTATTATAAATATTATTAAAAAAAATTTTTCATTTGAATCTCCATTAAGATATGCTTCAGAGGAATTATGTGATAATTACGATTTTATGATTAAAGCTATTAGAGAAAATATATCTTCATTAGATTATGTATCTAATAATTTATTAGACAATCGTCTTTTCATGATAGAAGTTATTAAACAAGACGAAGATGCAATAGAACGTGTATCATCTAGATTGAAAAAAAATTTTAATAATTATATTAGAAGAAAAAATTATTTAAAATTTTTATCAACGAATATTTTTAATGAAAACTTAATAAATAATACGTTTACAATTAAAAAAATACAATTTATTATAACATCTTTTATATAAAAATTGAAAAAACAAATATCTACTTATTTAATAAATTAAAAAAAGAAGTTTTAAAATGTATAATTCTGAAATTTTAAATTATGCAAATAATTTATGTCAAAATGATGAAAATTTTATTTTAAATAATCTTGAAAATAATGTTAGTTTATTACAATTTGTATCTCCAGATTTAAAAAAAGACTCTAAATTTATGACTAAAGCTATTGGAAAAAATATTAAATCTATTCAATATGCTCCTAATAAATTATTTGGAAATAAAAAATTTATGAAAGAATCATTAATACAAGTAAAAAAAAATACACCAATAATTAAATTAGATACTTGTAAAAAATTTGATAACGAAGAATTTATAAAATATTTATTTGATTATATTAGATATTATAATATGTGTAATATTGATTATATATTTAAAAATATATCTAATAGAGTTTATAGAAATAGTGATTTTATTTTAGAAATAATAAATAAATGTTGTTCTTATATTTATATTACACCATTTATAATAAAATATATTCCAAAAGAATCAAAAGATGATGAAAAATTTATTTTTAATCTTGTTCAAATTAATGATATACATGAATTAAGATTTGCATCTAATAGATTAAAAAGTAATGAAGATTTTATAATAAAACTTTTACAAGAAACAGATCTAAGAGATGATGGTGGTAATGCAAGTTATTTTGAGTATATATCTGATACGTTAATAAATAATAAAGAATTTATTATTAATTTTTTAAATATTATAAAACTATCTTATGATGGTTATTGTAATATAATTAATAATATATCAGATGAATTAAAAAATAATACAGATATTATATTAACTTTTTTCAGAAATTTTGGTTCTACAATATTTATAAATGAAAGAGATAATATATTAACTGATAATAAAGAATTTATTTTGCAAGTTTTTAAATTTAATAATGATTCGTGTGAAATATTATGTTATTTATCACCAAGATTACAAGATGATTATGATATTGTAATGGAATCTATAAAATTATTTCCATTAAGTTTAGAAGATGCATCAAAAAGATTACAAGATAAAAGAGAAATAGTATTAGAAGCTTATAAACAAAATGTTTATAGTTTACAATATGCATCATTCAGATTAAAAATACATTTTAATAATTATATTAAAAGAAAAAATTATTTATTATTTTTATTTCAAAATAATTTTTTACAAAAAATAAATGATAATATTAGTATTAATATTATTAATAATAAAAAGATAAATTCAAGTAGTATTTTTTCATTAGATATTATACAAGTAACTATAGCTAGTTTTATTTAGAAAAAATTGATTTTTTAATAGATTGTTCTTCAAAAATATAATAAAAAAACCAGTATAATATTCTAAAATGGCTCTATTCCAAGATGAACTATATCGTGCAAATGAGATATTTAAAAAAAATAAATTATCTATTTTACAGGAAATTACAAATGATATAACTATATTAAAATATGTTAATTATCAATATAGAAAAAATTTAAAATTTATGATTAAAGCTATTAAAATAAATATTAAAGCGGTTGATTATGCTGATATAAAATTATATAAAAATAAAAAATTTATGAAAGAAGTAGTTTTACAATGTATTGCAAATAAAAATATTGTAAAAGAAAATGATATTGAAAAATTTGATAATGAAAATTTCTTGTTTAGTATTTTATGTTATAAAAAAGTATTACATAAATGGATAGACGATGATCATAATCATCATTTACATTATTGGTTATATGATAATATATCAAATAGATTATTACAAAATATAGATTTTATAAAAATATTATTTGCAGAATTTTATTATGATGAGACTTCAAATACTGAATTACACTTAGATTATGAACAAGATTATTTTATCACGGATTACTTATCAGATAATGAAGATTTTATTATTTTTATTGTTGATTTAGTTCAAGCACATGGATTTAGATGTGCATCTACTAGATTAAAAGATAATGCAGAATTTATAATTAGAATGGTTAATACAATAAATCCACAATATCATATATTTCCTTATATATCTGAAAGACTTAGAGATAATGAAGAATTTATTTTAGAATTTTTTAAAAGCTATGAACTATCTAATCATTGGTGGGGAGAAATTATACCAGATATGTCATCTAGATTACAAAATGATGAAAATTTCATATTACAATTGGTAAAAAAAAATAGTGTTTATGATGATGATGGTGATGATGATATTATAAATTATTCAAATGAAATTATTAGAGATTCTAGAAAAATAATTTTAGAGTGTATAAAATCTGATTATCAATTAAATGAAAAAGAAAGTCATATGTATCATCTTTTTTATTCAGGTAGCGGTGCATCCGATAGATTAAAAAAACACTTTATTAATTATACAAGGAGGCGTAATTATTTTTTATTTTTATTACATAATCATTTATTAAATAATATTAAAAGCAATTCTAATACTAATAATTTTTACACTATTTTATTGGATAAAAAATTACCCAGTCAGATTATAGAACTATTTTATAGTAGCGATAATACTAAAAATTATAATGTTAGTTTATTAGATAAAACCTTGTCTAATGAAGTTATACAATCAACTATTGCTTCTTTTTTATAAAAATTGAATTTTATATATTTTTATTAGGATTAAATTTCATTATATAGCAGTTATGGCACAATATATTGATATATTTGAAGGAAATGTTGTAGATGGTAAAAAAAATGGTTTTGGTAAAATGATATATGCAAATAAATCAATATATGAAGGTGAATGGAAAAATGATAAGAGACATGGAAAAGGTAAAATGATATATGTTAGTGGTATCTTTCAAGGATGTGAATACGATGGTGAATGGATTAATGACAAAAGAACAGGTGTTGGTAAAATGAAATACGATTACGGAAGCATTTATGAAGGAGAATTTCAGAATGGATTAAGACATGGACGCGGTAAAATGTCTAATCCAAATGGTGTTGTATATAATGGTGAATGGTTATATGATTTGAAACATGGTCAAGGTATATGTACATTACCTAATGGAGACTTGTTTTATAATGGTAAATGGATAAACGATTTACCAACTTTTAATAAAAGCAATGATGGTGACTGGTAAGTTTATATTAAAATTGGATTATTCATTACAATATAATCATTATCATTATTAGTATTAGTATATATATCTCCAAAATTATATTCACTAAAACTAATATATTTTTCAAGTTGTTTAAAACAACAACAATAATTGTATAAAAAATTTGACATATTATAATTACAATATAAAAATTAATTTTTTTTTTTATTTATTTATTTATTTATTTATTTATTTATTATTTTTAAAATAGTTGTAAAACAATATCATAAGGATAATGTTTCTAAATACTTGGTGTCTTATAAAAATATTTAAAACTATCAGATAAATTAAAAATTGAAAAAAATTATTTGAAATAATAAAATTATTAAATAAAATACAAGCAACTACTAAATACAAATACAATACAATAATATCAGTTAAAACAACAAATAAATATATTTTGCATTTATTAAGTATTAAACAATAAAATTATGATAAGTTTGACCAATGGTAAGAGGCGAATCCCACTTATTTATTCAAATGGACAATGAGCTTTGTACAGGATTTGGATATGATATTGTTCAATGTATGAGGTTGTTTTAGAACTACTGTATATAATTTTTCAAAAGAAGGAGATGAGATCATAATTGATGATCAAATATATCATGTAGTAAATGTAGGTATATTTACTTTTAATATGAAATACTTTCATTAATTACTATGATTTTTTTAATTACATATTTTTTTTATTTATTATATAAAAAAATTAATAATAAAAATTAATTTTTAATATATATATATACATGTCGGATTATAAACAAAAATACTTAAAATACAAAAATAAATATATAGAATTAAAAAATGAATTATTTGTAGGAGGAGTTGTAAGTCATCGTGGGTTTAGTAGTTCACGTAAAACTCCTAATCATAGAAGTCATAGTCGTAGACCTTCTTATGATAATAAAAGTTATTCAACATCTAGTCCTGATATAAGAAAAATAAAGGAAGATTATGCTTTATCATTATGTAAAAAAAATAATGATGATTGTAATAATAAAGAAATTATAAAATATTATATTTCATATGCCTATTATGAAGATAATCTTAAAAAATATAATGATGATATTAAAAAATATAATGATGATATTAAAAATTATGAAATAATACAACCAGTCCTTATGAAAGAATGGGATAATAAAATTAATCAAATTAAAAAATTTTTTGATATTTATAATAAAGAACTAGTGGAATTTTATAAAATAAAAAAAGAAAATCAAATTAAAAATAAAAATGAATATAATGAATGTACTAAACGAAGTATAAGTAAACGAATTATAGATAAATTTGATGGAAATTCTATCATATGTGAAGAAAAAGTTGATGAATCTGAATTTACGTCAGTAGAAGAATATTTTAAAAAACTAAAAGATGAAGGTGAAATAAATGAAGATCAATATAAAATTGTTGAAGATTTAATTTTAGAAAAAATAGACGTACCATTAAGTGTTGAAGAATATAAAAAAAAACTTAAAAAACCTGTTAAACCCGCTGAATTTACTATTGTTAAACCCACTGAAATTACTAAAGTTGAACCTGATAAACTCGGTGAATTAAATAAAGTTGAACCTGTTAAACCCGCTGAATTAACTAAAGTTGAACCTGATAAACCCGCTGAAATAAATAAAGTTGAACCTGTTAAACCCACTGAAATAACTAAAGTTGAACCTGTTAAACCCACTAATATATAATAATATTATTTTATTTAATTAAATAATTAGAATAAATAATTAACATGGGTGCTATTATACTATAAATAGTTAATTGTTCATTATTAAATAATATACCATATAAATAAGCCATTATTATTCCAGTATAAGATAAAGTTGAATATGTTCCTATATCTAAATTATTAATTGAGTTAAATCTTAAATAATATCCTACACAACCGATTACAGCATTTATTAATAATCCAATTATTACTATAATCCAACTAGAATTTATATTAATATTTTGAAATTTATTAGATTTCACAATATATATTGTCATCAATATTGAACCCATAAAATATGCAATAAATACATGATTCCAATTATTATCAGTTGGTAATTTTTTAATTAAAAAATACATAATTGCTTCAGTTAATGCTGCTAATATAATCATTATCATACCATATCTGAAGGAAGCATCATCTTTTTTACTATCTATTTTTGAATAATTATTGTATATAAATAATATTAAAGCTAATATTGTATAAATATATGTAGGTGTCCATAATACACCAGATAATAATAATATTATTAATGGATATATATTAAAAATACTAAAAGATATTCCAGAATCTAAATTATTAAATCCTTCATATGAGCTATAAATATGAACCATATTAACAATTGCCAAAGTCATTCCTTCTTGAGATAATAAATTATTTGTAATATAAGAATAATTTACAAAGAATATTGATATTAATACAAAAGCAATTAATCTAGTCCACATTTGAATATCTAAATCTAATGGAATTTTTTTAATAAATATTGGATATAAACTTAATAATGATTCAGATATTAGTTTTGATAAAATAGGATTTATACTCATTATATCAATAGATATTATTATATTAGATAATATAAAAAATTGTTTATTAATAATAATATAATTATTATCAATATTGATATGAATGATTCATCTGATGAATTAGAAAAAAAGTTTAATAACTTTAATAAAACTAAAAAAATAACTAAAGAAAAAAGTGATGTTGAAGTAATAAATAATATATTTGAAAATGTTAATTCATTATTATTATCAACTAAAATAAATACAATAAAAGGTGAATTAATATCATTTAAAAATTCAGATTGCAATGCATATATAACTGTTAAAATAGGTGATTACCATGTAAATTGTACTTATTGGAGAATATTATATTCTGATGAATACGATGAATGTAAAAAAATAAAAGAAGGGGATCAAGTTACATTAAAAGGTATATTTACGTTATCAAAACGTAATTTGAATATATATTTCAATATAAAATCGATGAATAAAGTAGGTGTTGGTGATTATTTAATATTACACAAACAATATCGTGATAAAATAATAAAAGACGGTATGCATTTAAATAAAAAAGAGTTATGTATATTTCCATATAAGATAGGTATAATAACTGCGATAGAAGGAGCTGCAATACAAGATATTTTACAAACATTTAAATTAGATAACTTTATAGGTAAAATATATATAAAAAATACAGTTGTTCAAGGAAAACAATGTCCTCAATCAGTTATTGATTCAATAACATATTTTGAAACAAAAATGAAAAAAATAGATATATTATTAATAACACGAGGAGGTGGATCATATGAAGATTTAGTTGGATTTTCACATTGGGATGTTATTGAAAAAATTTATAATAGTAGAATTAAGAATAAGTTTATTAGTATAAGTGCGGTAGGTCATCAAATAGATAATCAATTATCAGATGAAGTAAGTGATTATAAGATGGCAACACCTTCAATAGCAGCAAAATTTATAGTAGAAAATCAACAAAAATATTATGAAAATTACTATAAAATATGTAATGTAATAGATGATTTAAAAGAAAAATATGAAGAAAGTAAAATTAAATTTGAAAAGATAGATAATAATTATGAGAAGATAGTTAATAAATATGATTTAACAGATGTAAAAGAGAAGATAATAAAATATTCTTCATTTTTAAGAAAAATTATCATAGAATATAATATTTGTAAAAATAAATTTTATGATAAAATTACAAATATAAAAGCTACAATTTTTAAAAATAGTTCAGAAGTTAATTCAATATCTAGTTTTATTAATATTGAAACTAAAAAAGAAGTTTCGCCTAAAAAGATAGAAATTATATTTGTGGATGGAAAAGTAGAATTATATTATAAGATAGTAAATTATAATATAAATTGATAAGTACTAATTAGTAATTATTTATGATAATTGGTTTTTGAAATTGAATATTAATATTATAATTAAATTTATTAAGAATATCATCAAATAAATAATGATTTATAATACTAGTTGGTAATTTAATAATATCATTATCATAAAGTAATTTTACAATATAGTCTATACAATTTATATCATGAGTAGAATAATTTTTATATTTTTGAATACTATTTATTAATTTATCAAGATTAATATATTGGTGTATATTTGTTTTAACAATGTGAATACGATAATCTTTTGAATTATTAATTCTATCATAAAAATCTACCATAACACTTTCACTATTTACAGTTTTATTTTTATAATTACAAAATAATTTAGAATGAGTACTTTCTAAAATATATATTTTACCATTTTTATGTTTATAGATCATACCAATATGAGTAAAATAATTATTTTGTAGAAATGACAATATAATTTTCATTATAAGTATAAAAGATATACTATTATTTGCATAAGATCTAAATAAAATAAAATCTCCAGTATTTAATTGAGAATATATATCTTCAGGTTTTGAAATAATATTTGTAAAATTTTCATTTTTTTTTAAATTATTATTAATTATTATTAAGGTTATTATGATCAATAATATTATAACTAATATCTTTTTATCTTTAAAAAATGTAGTAATATAATATATTAGAAATATTACTAAAAATATAACTACAAATGATATTATATCAAAAATATCTCCATTAATAAATTTAAAATTTTTTATTTTTTCTTTAAAAATTTCATCAAATAACATTTAATAAATTATACAGATAAAATAAAATTTCAATAAAAAGTTGAAAAAATATTTTAAAAATAAATTTGTATAACAATTTAACTGTATAAAATTAATAAATGGTTGAAAAACTTATTTTTAAAGATTTTATAACTAAATTAAGTAAATTAGGTGAAGAAGATAATAAAAATGAATTTATATTAAATTACAATAGGTATAAAGAAGAAATTAACAGAATCGATGAAATATTAAATGAGGAATCAGAAATAGATGAAAATAAAACAATACCTGAATTATTAAATTTATTAAAAAAATATGAAAACGAGTTAGCAAATATTGATAGTAATATTGATATTAAAACATTTAAAAAACTAAATGATTTGATAGAATTAATTAATTATAAAATAAATGATGAGAATATTGAAATAAATGAAATTAAATGAAATTAAATAAAATAAAAACTTTTTTATAATGCATAATTAATAATGAATTTTACTTGTCATAGTAAAGAATATAAAAAAGCAGAATATGAATTAATAAAAAATAACTATAATAAACAATACATGTTAAATGCGGTTAAGGATAATCCAAGTGTTATTAGATATGCTTCACAAACTTTATGTAATGATCCAGAATTTGTAATTGAATCAATTAAAGGTTGGAGTTATAATTTTATATATGCATCTAAAAAATTAAAAAATAATTATAATTTTATATTAGAAGCTAGTAAAATAAATAAAGAAATATTATTTTATGCTTCTGAAAAAATACAAAAATATTTTATTAATTACGAAAGAAGGAAAAATTATTTATTATTTCTTTATCATATCAATTTGTTAGAAAAATCTAAAAATAATTTTATTAATAATAATATGATTACTAAAATATTATCACTAAAAGAAATACAGATTAATATTTCATCTTTTTTATAAAATATATTTATCTTTTAATTATAAATGATTTACCAGATTTATTTCTAATATATTTTATACATTTATTATTAATTGGAAATTTATTAATTATATTATATTTTTTTAATAATAAACTAAATATAGATTGATCATGTCGATGGTCATTAAAACAACTTAAATTAGGAATAATCGATGGTGAATCATCAATATTATGATAATCACATCCTAATTCATACCACTCATTAACTAAATTTCTTGTTTCATCACATACTAATAACATAAGAGCACCAGCTTCACGATGTTCACTATTAAAATATTTATCAATATTCATATTAAATTTTACAAATAGATCCATTTTAGTCCAATTTTTTTCTAAATAATACATATTACTAGAAATAATTTTTTCATTATTTACAACATTAAAACATAATTGTAAATAATCTTTTTCATTACAATCAATTTCACATCCACAATCAAGATACAGTAAAATATCACCATTATTCATTTGTTCCATATTTTTTTTAATTAAGTATGGTTTCCATAACCAATAACCATGACCTCTTTTATTATTATTTATAAAATCTCCATTACGTTTCCAAAATACATCATCTTTTTTCAAGTCATTGTTTGTATATAAAATAATTTGATTAAAAATATTTAGAGATTTTGCTTGCATTTCTAATCTTTTAGCAGCATCAATATAATTATCATGACTTCCAAAAGTTATAAATTTAATATTCATATTATATTTATAATATAATATAACAAAAATTTAAAATATTCGCATTAACTATTTTTAGAATAATTTTCTAAATAATTTTGAAAATTTTGATGTGATAATCTAATAAAATAGTAATAATATATATTTATATAAAGTTTTTTATCAGCATAATCTGGTGGATAAAAAACATATATATTTTCATCTAATTTTAATTCTAAAATATTTTTTATAATTGGCAAAATAGGTAATGCCCAATGTGTCATTTCAATATCATCTATTAATTTTAAAAAATATTGATCTTCATATATTAATTCATAATTATTTAATTTAAAAATAATTTGACGAAATATTTCATAAAAAAATAAATTAGTTGGATGAAAATAATCATGAAATAATTGTTTATTTTTATAGTTATTTATAAAATATTCATACATATTAACATCTGAATTATTATCAATAATTTTAAATTGTTCAAGTTCATTATTAAAATATAATAAAAATTTATCTTTTGAAATTTCTATATTATCTATTTTATTAATAACATCATTTATATTTGTTGTATTAAAATCTATAAAACTATTATGAATGCCATAATATTTGCCAGTTGAAAATTGAAATTTTTTATAACTAGAATATGGATTATAATCAGAATCATACCAAAACCCTTTAAATCGATAATAGTTAATTTTTAATATAATAGTATTTTCATTTAAATAATTTTTAATTTTTGTTATATCATATTCACTATTTGTATAAGATTGATTTAAAGGTTGATAAATAAATATATCACAATTATTTAATAATGAAATATGATAATTATCAATATTATCTTTATTTAAGTTTTCATAATTTATAATATGGTTCACTAAATATTTATCTTTTGTATAAAAATGTTTTTGAAACATATTTTTAATTATGTTTCCTGCACAATTTGAAAATATAACTATATTTTTCATATTTATATATAATACAATTAATTTTTAAATTGATAAAATAATAATTATTTTAAGATATTATACTTAATATAAATATATTATATTTATATTTTGATTATGTTTATAATTAAAGAAAAAAGATTGGATGAATGTATTATAGATAAAGAAAACTTAAATCCGAATAGTTATTATGTAAATAATTACTGTGAAAATGTAAATGATTTTATAAACAGAATAAATAAAATCAAAGAAATCAATAATATTAGAATAAATATAACTAATATTACAAAAAATGATAAATGTATAGAATATTTAATACAGAGAAGATTAAATAAATGTAGTAAAAAGTGTGTACATATAGATACATCTTTACATATTGCAGCATTTATAAATAAATTAGATAATACAATGCCAAGTAATAATTCAGTAATTGGTGAAAATTCTTTTAGATCTGGAATGAATGGAGTTACAATACATGCAGAGATGGATGCATTAAATAAACTATCAATTCTGAAGAGATTAAAAAAAGTTAAAAAAACTAAGATGAATTTATTAGTGATTAGAATAAATAAAAGTGGAAATTTATGTGAAAGTGCACCATGTTATCATTGTACGCAAGAATTATTAAAAAATAATTTAATTGTAATAGATAAATTATATTATTCAACTCAATATGGTAACATAGTTTGTATAAAATTTGATGATTGGGTTAAATATGGCAACCATCATGTTTCTAAAGGTTGGAGATGGAGTTTACATCAAAAGATTTAATACTAAATAAAAATAGTTTCTACCTATTGTTATAATTAAATATATATTTATATTTATATATAAATAAAATGAGTTTAAAAATACCTTGTTTATTAGAAGGAACACTTGTTCGTTGTTTTGCTGATGGAAAAGAAGTATATAAATCTATAGAAAATTTATGTAAAGGAGATTTTGTTAGAACAAGTCGTGAAGGATATAAAAGAGTAGAAATTATTGGTAAACAAAATATAACAAATCCAGTAGATGATGAACGAATAGAAGATCGTATTTATAAGTGTTCAACAATTAATTATCCAGAATTAACAGAAGATTTATTTATTAATGGATGTAATTCCATTCTCATTAATAAATTTACAAATGAACAACGTGAAAAAATAATTAAACAATTAGGAAAAGTTTCAACAACTGAAAGTAAATATCGTTTACCAGCATTTATTGATGATAAAACAGAACCTTGGAATTTAGAAGGGGAATATAATTTATGGTATATTGTTTTAGAAAATAGTAGTGAAAAAATGAATTATGGTATATTTGTTAATGGTGGTTTATTAGTTGAATCTTGTTCTATTAATTTATTAAAAATTAATAAAATATTAATTTAGCCTAAACTTTAGCACTAACAAAACATATAAAATCATAAATTTTTAATGCTCGGTATTAAAAATACAATTTGCAGAATTTTCAATATTAAGTTCAATAAAAGTATTATTATTATTAATTAATTCTTTGTCATTTTTAGATAATAAGGTTTCATCTATTTTTGATTTTAAATCATTTTGACTACTTGAATCAATATCACTAGATGAACTATATGATTCACTTGTTTCGGTTGAACTTTTTTTATTATTTTTACTTTTATTAGTAATATTTTTATTAATAATATTTTTATTAGTAATATTTTTATTATTATGATTATTAATTTTATTATTTTGAATATCTTTAATAAAAAATAATATTATTTGTTCAAGAATATTATTTTTATTATCAATCTCTAAATCAAAAGTATCGATAATAGCATTTACAAGATCAAATAGTTTTAGATAGTTCGGTATTTCAAAATTATAAAAAATAATAGAATCAATATCATCATCAATATTAAAGAATGGTGGATAATTTAATAAATCATTTGGTAATTTAAGTGTTGTTTTAAGATTTACCAAAAAATCATTAAAAATATTATTTTTAAATTTATAATTAGATAAAATAGTATCTAATAAATTATTTGAATAATAAAAATAATAATCATAATATGAATAAATATAAATATATTTTATCAAGTCAATTACAAATTTATTGTAATAAATATTATTATTAATATTAGATTTAATAAATTCTAGAAAATTACAAAAACTTTCATAATAATATTCATCATATTCATTTAAATAAATACATTCATATAAATTATCTGGATAAGATCCTAATAAATTAAAAGATAAAGTTAATAAATGAATAATATGTAATAAATTAGAAATATCGTTAATAATTAAATTATTAATATTAATTTCAATAAAATTATTAGTTTTATTAAAAAAATTAATATTTTTAAATTTCTGTAAATTATAATTTATTAAACTAAAATTTCGTTGATAACAATTAAATTC